AGTCAAAACCCCAATGTTATAACGAAAAGATCACTGACAATTATATACAACGCATGCATCACAATGAACATTGACGAAATCTCTGAAGAATCACTTATATTATACGTATGGTTAATCATCGGACTAAGTTATAGCGTATTTGAATTATATTTGACTCTCAGAAATTGGAGATCATTTTATAGAAATGCTTTTCACAATAAACATTCGTGCACCAAAAACGTTAGCGACACTGAATCGAATGGGAATATATCTTCGCGAGCAGTACAAGCACGAGAAAACATCGAAATTGCTGTTGAAACGGAATGACGAGTTACATCATTGGCTTGAAAAGTTAAGTGCGAGACATAAAGGTCATGTATTCTCAATGGATGCAGTTGCGCGCATATTAACAGAACGTTTAATGAAAATTAATATAATCGATAAACGATTAGGTAAAGTGAAAGACATATTCGCGAATGAGTCGAAAAATATCCTACAAATAGTTAACAAGGAAGATGTTGATGGTGTGGCTATGACATATGATGATGCTTCATTTTTGCTGACGCTAACTAAGGAAGTAGTAATACCAAATAATGAAACACCAGTACTATACGAGATCGATCATCCAACGCTACGTCACTTAATTCCTTCATATATTGATCAAATGCGAAAAGTGCTCATAATAAGGAGAGTGACGATAACTGACGTTTTATATGATAATGCAATAAGCATGCGAAATGTATTTTGTCAACCGCGAATTATCACGACGATAATGTTAGAAAAAGAAGTTAATGAAGCGATTTTATGGGCTAAAAGAAAGCGTGAAGTATTATATGTAAACAATCACTTATATAAGTTAGATGGCTTGCGTAATCAGGGCGTTCTAGCTCATCATCCAAAAGCATGTGAGATATTATTATCAGGAGGACAACGTGGTTGTTTTGAAGTGAATTTACCGTCTGAAAGTCTAATCCACGCTATGAAGCGCGAGTTACAAACCATCCTCAACGAGGTAATTATGTTCAGTGTACCTCCGATATCGTACGATACCTTACTGACTGGTTATTCAAAAATATCGCGTATTCGTGACGTTCCACCAATTGAAATGAGATTGACAGCATTATCAGCTTTGAATAGGCTGCATGATGAAGTAACTAATACGAAGGGAACGCTGTTTATGACAGTGTACGCGAATAAAGGAACTGGCAAAACCACAATGACAAAGATAATGTGCGAGAAATTAGCGGATATATACAAAAGGCCGTGTTATCGTATCGATTCAGATGCTGTGGGCAGATGGTTACAGACTGACATGTCAAAAGAGCAATTTCAAAAGATGACGTTTGAAGAAATTCTGAAATTTAACGAGTATAGCACATCGATATATGAAGTAATGGCTGAGAACATTGTGGCAAAATTAGGAGATATCAAACTAGAGCAGATATTACGAGGCAGATACTCAAGGGTTAATAAAGCAATAGAACAGTTCCGTGTTGAACGAGGCGAATATATTCTAACAACAAAAGATTATCCAGCTGAACATCACTTCTATTCTAAAATAGCTTCCATTGCTCCGTATGGTTCTATCGTGATTGTTGAAGGTCACACACTATCTCAGGATGCGTACTTAGCTCCAACAAACGTTTCATTAATATACGAGAGCATTATGGATCCATATTTAGCTTTCAATTCTCGCGACAATGCTAAGACAGAACTATTTTTGTATTTGGCTTACGATCGAGAATTAGCGCATAGTCATACAAAATTTTGCATGTTAGAGTTTAATGATTGGGCAGTGATGCGGAGTAGGAGTAACTAAGCATCGTGAAAGATGGGCAGGAGTAGCGACCTGCTTTCGCGGTGCAGAAGGGGTTAAGTAAGC